CTGTAGTATTGTTTTTCTATAAGTGCGGGATAACTATCTGTATTTTCATTTGAAATAGCCATATTTGTTGAACCATTAACTGTGATACTACTATTATTTAATACTGCAACAGAAGATGATTTTTGTGTAACTGGTTTATTAAGTTTATTAGGTATTGGTGGTTTGGTACTAGAAACTATAGGCGGTGGCGTTTGAACTTTAACTTCTGGTTTTGGATTTTCTTTTTGAACAAGTACAGGTTCATTACCTTCAACTACTTTGTTTATATTTGGTATATTACCTTTACGAATTTCAGCTTGTTGATTTTCATTTGCTGGTTTTTCAAAAGTCTTTGTCCAATCTTCCGTTGCTTCTTCCGCAGTATTGAATTTTTTGGACGTATAATCTTTACCTGCTTTTTCACTTAAAGCAAAATCAACTTGGCCTTTCCAATTTTCTTGCCAATTAGGTCCAGCTGATTGTACCATTTTTGCAAAACGTTCATTGTGGTGTTGAAATAATCCACCAGAAGTAGCTTGGCCACTTTTATCATAATCTCCAAGTGCACCAGAATTAAAACTAGATTCGGATTGTATATTGGCTAACATTCCTACAGCTTGTTCTTTACTTAATCCTTTTTCTTTAGTCAAGTATGAGTAAATTTCTTTTACCCTAACAACATTTTTCTTTGATATTTCTCCTGTACCCTGACTGAATCCACCAGTTGTTGGCATCTTTTCTTTAATAAAATCAGGAAGAAAATCATTTAAAAAGGGAATACTTGGTAATACTTTATCCAAATCAGGAATACTAGCGAAAGCTTTTGTGGCCAAAGCAAGTAGACCAAGACCAACGGCACCTTTGATTATTTTAGAAACTAATGATTTATCTTTCTCTGTATCTTTAAATATAGGCTTTTTGTATTTGCCATTAAATAATTTAATTAATTCTTCAATATTTCGTTCTTTAATAGCAACTAATTTTTTTCTATACTTTTTATCTTTTTTATATTGTTTTCCATCTTGAATGTATTTTCTTGTCATAAAGTTATACATCTTACCGAGAATATCGGCAACAGAATCAAAAAATTTAAGTGGTCTAACTATACCAGGAGCAACACTAGAATAATCTGGATCTTTTTTTGATCTTTTTTTGGATTCTGTTTGAGTTGATTTTTTTGATGTTTGGTCTTGTGTTGGTTGTTTTACTGGATTCTTTTTAAACCCGGAAGGCATAACAGAAGATGCCATCATTCCTTGATATCCTTTTGAATTGGATATCGAATTAGCTCTTTCTTCTTTTACGGATAGTCGTGTTAACAAAGCTAAATCCTCAGAACTTAAATATCTTGAGAGTATTTCGCCGGTTATCGCCTTTTTCTTTGCCATTTATCGTCTGTTCATTGAAGCTTGTTGTTGTTTTACTTTTTCATTTTCTTCTTCAATATATTGAATCAACATAGCGATGTATATATCTCTCTCCCACGGTAACATATTTTCAAGTTCCGTGAGAGAATACTTATGGTGTTGCATCAAAGAGAAATTAGTTTTATAATAATTTCTTAAATTGTCATGACAAAATGTTATTCGAAAAAACTTTCGAGGCCTTCTACATCAATGGTATGGTTAAATCCACATTTACCACATTTAATTTCCATTTTCTTTTGTATTACTGGAAGACTTTCAAAGAATCCTTCTAATTTAGTAAATTGGTCTTGGTTCAAAGATTCAACAAATTGTAACAATTCTTCTTTAGATGATTCATAAGCATAGTAATATTGTTCGCCATCAAAAATGTATTCAATAGAATCAACAACAACTTCAAATGCAACATCAACAGCTGAAGATTTGTTCTTTAATTTTTCAACTAAAGAAAATTCTGGATACTTCATCTTAATGCTAATTTTATCCGTTAATTGAATAATATCGGTTCTATTAGGATCAATATCAACTTTAATATCGAGAAGGTTTAAAGTACCCTTCATTTTACCACCACATTGTGTACCTTCATTTGATGTATTGGTACAGATGTATTCATTTTCAACAATCTCACCAACTGATCTTGCTCGGAGATTGATAAAATAATATTCAACATCAACAACAGGTAATTTATCAATGTCAATATCTTCTGTTACTGTGCAATTAGTTAAAACTTGTCGAATGTTTCTTTCGATAGTTTCTTTATCATCCGCTTCAAGAGCCATCATTAAATTCTTTTGCTCTTTGACCAAGAATGGTCTAAATCGGATATGTTTCTTAGAAAGTGGTAAATCCAGTTCGTAAACCGGAACATCAATTTTTGGTAAAGCCATTTTAAAACCCCTTTTTCAAATCAATTTATAATGAATTAATTAATCCTGATAGACCAGATGCAATAACATTCTGTTTAAGTGAAGTAATTGTATTATTACTCCATTGTCTGTAACAAAACACTACTGCTAATTTATGATATGAATCGGTGGACCAATCCAAATCCAATTGGTTAATATCAATTGGCCAAGCTTCTTGTAATACACCAGCGTATGTCAAGTTGCCTTGTACATCATACTGATTAATACTAATATCGACAGCATAATTTGCTTTATACTGAAAATTATAATTTGATGACGGATTAATCAGATCCATCCACGCATCAAAGAAAATCTTTTCGTTCATGTCATCCGAAACAATAAATTCCATCGTAACATCTTGGTAATTGGTGTGGTATGGAAACTTTTCTACTGGGGCAGAACCAATTTTCTTTTCAGTTGTTTCAAAAGTTCTTCCTGGCAATGAAGTCATTTCACAACGATAAGTCAAATTTCTAGCAGAAGTAATATAGTTACCTAATGACAATGGAATAGGAATAGTTACATCAAATCTTGATGGACGAGCAACATCAACTTTAAAACTACTCCTAAAATTACTTATACCACCGGCCATTTAATTCTTCCTTTTTAAGATATTGAACCAAAAGTTTTATTGGCATCTTTAATCTCGTTAATCGAATCTTTCCATACTTCCGATGCTTTAGCACCTTTAAACTGGTGAATTGGTAAGAATGAAGCAATTTCCCATTCACTTGGCTCAATTGCCAGTACTTTTGACTTAATTTGACTGGTCAAGTATCGCTTAATACATGGCCGAAACTCTTTAAAACGCTTGGAGGCGTTCAAAATATCATAAGTGATACGGACTTTCATTACATCATTATCATCGTTCCTAACGGTGTAATCCATAAGTTTGCTCAGGAATGCCAGTCTGTACTTATATGGTAAGTAATGAAGGTTTAACCCTAAAAATCCATCATTATACTTCTCCAATGCCAGAACCATAGGGAAACGATCATAATAATCCATTTCGGCTTTGCCGAGTGGATCGTAATAAAAACAATATAAACGACCTAAAACAAATCGTTTATCTTTTCTAAATGCTTCCTGAGCAATACCCCTAGGAATAGATGACGGATTACGAATCTCCTCGATCTTTTCTTTCATCCATTTCATTGAATCACGGGAAAGAATAGCTTGATCCGTAGCGGATCGCTGCAATGCAAGTTGTGTAAGTTTAGATTGATATGCCATGTGAGTATTTAGTTGAGATATATAAAAGGTATGATTACTTTCACAATAACACCAGATCAGTTTGATAAAACCAATAAATCTCTTTCCGAGGCATAGCGAAGAAACTAAACAAAAAATGAAAGAAAGTGCACTAAAAAGGTGGAATTCTTAAATTGTAGGTAAATGATCTTCTGTAAATATAACAAATTCCCAACCACGATCTAAACAATATTCAGTAGCCGCTTTCCATTTTGCTTGATTTACACCCCAAGTTGTAACTTCCGTGATATATTGTTTAGTGATTCGTTTCTTAACTTCTGGTGCTTTTGTTTGTTTTTTTGGTTTAACTTCTATCATCCAAGTTTTCAATTTTCCATCTTTATCTTTAACCTTTATAACAAAATCAACAAAATATCTATGCCATTTACCATCAACCGGTGAAATGTATGGAATTACCAATTCTTCACTGGCCCAACTAATAACCCAATCTGATATATCAAATTTGTGCATAAAACGACATTCCCAAGAACTTCTATAAATGATGTTTTTGTGGTCTCCTACATATTTGTGTGGGTTGGTGGGTAAAAATCGTCCTGAATATGCCATATCTGTCCATGAATGTCTATAAATAGTATATATTCAATATAAAAGAGAGTACCATGGGATTCACAGTCATACCCACAAATATTGGCGGAGTAAGTCTAAACTCAATAGCGAGTCCATTAGCTGCTTTGTTAGGTGGAACTAGTCCAATCAATAACCTCATTTTTCCATCAGATTTGGGTTCAAACCCAGCGTTGGGTCATGCTGTCATTATTCAAGCCTACGATTATACAACTAAACTTGGATTGGCTGTCAAACAAGCAGGCCAAGCTTTTACGACCGCAGTTTCATCTTCTACCAATGAAGTATCAGCTGGAGTATCGGGAATAGCAGCTGTTGTCAAATCACTTGGTCCAGAATCATCACTTATTTTAGAAGCGGCTGCATACGAACCACAAAAACAACAAACACCATATGCAACCATTTCATTGTATATGCCAGACACACAAGCAATAAATTATGAAACACATTATGAAGAAGTTAGTCTTACCAAAGAATTAGGTATTCCTGGTATGTTAGCACACGCATGGTCAGACATGAAATCCGGTCAATTAAAAAATACTGGTGCAGGATATGCTACATCTACATTATCTGGTATAGGTGGAACTTTAGCGGGATTAGTTGGTGGTGGAAATGCAGAATCATTAGGAAAATTAGCTGCTCAGGGTGCAGGTATTGTTCAAAATCCACAAATTCAATTGTTGTTTAATTCGGTTTCACTCAGAACATTTCAATTGGAGTTTATGTTAACACCAAAATCTTCAAATGAAGCACAAACCGTTAAAAATATTTGTGATTCGTTTGCTTTCTATTCTTTACCTGGTATTGCTGGCGCTCAACAAGGTCAAGCTGGTCAATTCTTAACCCCACCACAAATATTCTCAGTTCAATTTCAATTCCTGGGTAATAGTGGAATGTTAGGTCAAATATCAAATACACTACAATCTGCTTTGAATACTACAGGATTAAACACGTTATTCAGTAATGGTGGTATTACTGGTGGAACTCCAGCGAAAACATTCTCAGTAAATGATTGTGTATTAGAATCTGTTAATGTGGATTATGCACCAAATGGTTGGGCAGCATATCAAGATGGTTATCCAGTTCAAACCCGTTTAACACTACAGTTCAAAGAAACAACAATGATTACAAAAAATCAATTTAAAAATAGTTCATTATCATCCAATTTTACAGACACACAACAAGTTAATTCTGTATCTAATGTAGATAAATGGGGAAAATAGAAAATGGAATATTTTAGCTCTTTACCTTATCTTACAACAAATGATGGAAAAGGAAACTCTATTGTTCTCAGGAATATATTAATTCGTACAGGATTAATACCTCAACTTGCTACGAATCCATTATTGATGTATCAGTATGAAATTCGTGACGGTGATACACCAGAGATTGTTGCTCATAAGTATTATGGTAGTTCATTTCGGTATTGGATTACGATGTATGGAAATCCAAATATAATGGATCCACAATCCGATTGGCCGTTATCCTCACAACAATTTGTATTATATCTCAATGATAAGTATACCGCAGTGGCTAACGGAGTTCAAAATGTACTATCATATACACAATCAACAATTCATCATTACGAAAAAATTATAACGACTGTTGATAGTGCAACACAAACAACAGCTATTAAAGTAATCGATGTGGATCAAACCACATATAATTCGATTGTATCTTCAACAAATACATCACAGTTTCCTAATGGAAGTTCAATTACATACACAATATCAACCAATGTAGTTTCCATCTATGATTATGAGAATAACACAAATGAAGCAAAAAGAAATATTAATTTGATCAATTCATCATTTGCAACTCAAGTAGAAACACAATATCAAACATTAGTGAGCGCTTAATATGGCAACAAACGGTTTAAATACCGGCACTCAGAATATTAACTATTCAACCGATTATAATTTAAAAACATTAACTTTAGTAACATCTATGACAGGTGGTGGTAATGTAAATTTAATGCCTATGATGGTTGAATTAAATTTATTTGAAGATATTTACAGTTCAACCATATCAGGTGAATTGGTCTTATCTGACGCTATGGGTTTGATTTCTAGTTTTTTATTAAATGGTACCGAATTTATTCAGGTGCAATTACAAAAAACATCAGCAGACAACCAATACATTTCCAGAAATTATAGAATATACAAAATTTCAAAACGAGTTGCTAGTTCAAGTAATGCTTATGAAAATTATGTACTAAATTTTTGTTCTGAAGAATTTTTATTATCTGAACAATATAGAATATCAAAATCCATGAAAGGTATGATGATATCGGACATTGTTACAAATATATTAAACAATTATGTAAAAGTTGGTAATAATAAAACCAAAAAGGTATATGTCGAACCTACTTTGGGTGTTTATGATTTTATATTACCCAATAAAAAGTTGTTTGAAACTATTAATTGGTTAGCCACCTATGCTCTTTCAGCAAAAAATACTGGTGCAGATATGTTGTTCTTTGAAAATGGCCAAGGATATAATTTTAACTCCTTGCAAACATTATATGCAAATCCAATATATCAAACATATCGTTATGATCCATTAAATCTTGAAAATACTAATCCAAATACACAAGGTGTAAATCTTCAACAACAAGTACAAAATGCAATGGATTTTGAAATATTAAATCTATTCGACACACTATCGGCAATTTCGAATGGAACTTTTGCAAATAAAGTTATTACGATTGATCCACTAACAAGAACTTCCAATGTTGGAATTTTTAATTATAATACTTACTTTGGCACATCTAAAAATTTAAATAAATCACCAGTAACAAATAATTATCAAAACCGGTTTGGTCAATCTATGTACGACCCAATACCAACAACAACTCCTGGTTTAGAAATAGGTTCACTTAGATTGTCACCAACAAATGCAAGCCAAAAGAAAAATGGTTACATTGCACAAAAACCAGATTCGGTTACAAATGATATTATGGTTGAAGAATATATGCCGAATCGGGTAGCACAACTAGCTTTAGCAAATTATACAAGAATAAAAATTACGGTTTCTGGTGATCCATTGTTGGTTGCTGGAAGAACTGTTACTTTTAATTCTTTTGCAGTAAATCCTACCACCTTCCATCAAGGTGGATATGATGCCACTAGGCCTTTAGATCCAACATACTCAGGTAATTATCTAATAACCGCAGTGCGTCATGTCGTAAAAAATAGCACATATATAACTGTATTAGAACTAGCAAAAGATAGTGCAATAACTTCTTATCCTGCATATAATAGTTCATCACAATCGCAATATGTTAATGGTGCACAAATATAATGAATCGTAATAATTTTCTTGGACTTTCTGGTTTCGTTTGGTGGGTAGGTGTAATTGAAACTATAGTTGATCCTTTGGGTGTTGGTCGTTGCCAAGTTAGAATATTTGGCTGGCATACCGAAGATACCTCTGCCTTACCGACAAAAGATTTACCATGGGCACATCCAATGGTATCAATAAACAATTCACAGTCATTTCAAATTCCAAATGAAGGTGAGTGGGTCGTTGGATTCTTCATGGATGGTGAGTCCGGACAATATCCAATTATGATGGGAATTTTACCATCACTTAGAAAGAGTAAATAATGGCTGACAATTTACCAAATGATGCTCCAGTAGACGCTGATGGAAAACAAACTAATGCTCCCGTAAATTTACTTGCGGGTGATGGAGGTACTACGTTTCCATCAATATCTGGTGGTTTAGTTGCTAATACCTGGATTTCATTTACTAATTCCGATTTAACCCATGTCTGTGACTTTTCCATGGACATTCAAAAGAATACTGAGCTCAGACAATTTATAATTGCTCAAAATCAAAACATCAAAGATGCCAAGCGAGCAGTCATGTTAGCTTTGGGTTACTCTGATGTTACTGGAACATATCAATGGTTGGTTGATGACTTGAAAGCAGTTACTAGAGCTTTAAAATATATACAAAAAACAGTTATTCAACCTATTTTAGATTTTGAAAAATTAGTCATTAAATATATTCAAAAATTAGAACAAATTATAGC